ATAGACCTGATAACTCTCCAATCAGAAGGAGCAAGCAACGCACCTGTGTTTGCCTGAACTTTTTTAATAAGGTCTTCTTTTAAGAGTTCAACATCTTTTTCAGTAGTCGCGTAAGAGATTACATACTCTCCATCAACTAACTCGTATGTTTCTGAACCAGTGTCATAGTATCTGCTGTCTACAGACTCAACACGGGCAGGATAAAAACCTATTCCTGCTAGTTCTACTTTGCTCCATGCTGTAAATATATTAGCAGGATGCTGTATGCCATCGACCGTTAAAGCACGAGGCGTCTTGATTGTCCCTATTGTTTCGCTATACCACATAATTACCTCGCGTTTGAATATTTGAATGGTGATTCGGCAAAAGCCAAATAGATGTAAGTGCCACCAGATGCGTTTTTGTCAGCCGCGGTATTTTTACATTTAAATCCATTGGATAAAATATCAATAAAAGTGTTGGATGTTTCTTCTGCTGTGGCTTCATTAGCACGAAGTTGCCTATTATCCCAGTTATATCCTACGCGTTTATTATCAAACATAGGCCAAACGCCAGTGGCATCAGTTCGTTTAATTAATAAAAAAGCAGGACGAAACCCAGTGTAAACAAACGTGCCATCTGTTGATCCATTGCCTGTGTAACTATCGACCTTGCTGTAGCCGTCTACTGAATGAAAGCAATACATAATCATTGTCCCAGAGCCGTTTCCTTTGTTATCAGAACCTAAAGTTACTACTGTTGAGGATGGTGATGTATTGTTCCAATAAGTTGTATGAGTTCCCGGCACCACGTTCACATCTAAAAATGCTGCTTTTGTATTTCCCAAAGATTTATGAAACACTAACCAAGAGTCTGCATTTGTCCTTTCTTTTGTAATAACCAAATCAGGTGCTTGGGATAACCCATGACCTACAGTTGCTCCTGCTGTCGAGTTTCCGGTATAACTAACAATGCTAAAACCTGCTGTAGGATTAGCACTTACTGAACTGGTGATAGAGCCGTCACCGTTGGAGGATGCTGTGCCTCCTGCTTTCCAATTCCATGCAAGATATTTTGTTCCTGAACCGTAGTTATAAGCGTAGTTATTTCCTGCGGTAAGTCCAACAGTAAACCCATCAGAATCAAAACTTGTTACATTTCCGTATCCGCTTGTGTCATACGCTCCTTCTATAAAAGTACCATTAGTATAAAGAGCCTTTCCTAACCCTGTTCCCATTACAGAGTTAAATAAATTATGATCCCATCCCGCTGTTCTTCCTTTTGCCCATACTAGATCAGGCTGAAAACCAACACCTGTTACAGCACCTAATGCAGATGTTCCATCAGCGGATGTTGAAGTCCAAAGTTTAGTATTAAAATGTTTAGTAGGATCAGCAATACTAGGATCATCAAGGTTGCTAGTGTTTAACGCTTTGTATCCTGTAGGTGGCGTGTAATAGAAGTCCTCGCCATCACCGCCATTTCCTTGTGCTGTTTTGTTTCCTGCAAAGGAACTGTCTTGTCCAAAGTTATATACTCCAGATGAATTCTGACTTCCCGAAGCGGGACTATATTCATCGGTCAAAGAAGATACAGCCGCTCCTGTTTTAGATGATCCGCTAGTTGGATCACCGCTGTTTTGCCAAGTATTGTTTTTAGAAAAATAAACCGCTTGGTTATCTGCATCAAAAGCAACGCCTACAATATCTCCATTTGTGTAAGTATTCCCATAAGAAGAACCACTTCCATTGTTATAAAGGGAGCCGTCATATCCTCCATAACCCCAACCGTTTGCATCACTACCTAAATAATTTGAAAGTGTAGCGGTTGGTTTTGCAATTCCAATTACTAATTGGTCAGTATCTGTTTGACAAACTTCCCAATACCATTTGCCAGAAGAAGGTATTTGCATAGTTCCTTTACTAATGCCTTGACCACTTGTAACTTGTTTTAAGTTTCCTTCGCTTAAAGTTTGATTTGCCGCAGGGTCTAAAGGATTCAACGTAGCAAAGTTATTTGTCGGGCTATCAATTTTCCAATCACCCGCAATAACATTAACACTGCCCCAATTATTTCCGTTTCCAGAAGCGTCAATAGGATCAGTTGCTCTTGTAGCAAAATCTAAGTAAAAGCCGTTAGTGCCGTAACTTCCTTCGTATTTTTTAGCGATCCATTGATTAGTGTTTGAATTGGTTTCACCAAAGGATGCGGGTGTAAGGGCTTGTCCGTCTATGAAGTGGACTTCTGCTAGGTAGCCGTCCCATTGATGACTGCCATTAGCATTTCCAATTCGATGCTCGGTAGTGGTGTTAATAAATCCACAGTCTGCGTTTAGGCTTGCTTGTGTTTCGCTAATGTCTGTTAATTTTTCACCATTGACATATAGTTTTGCCCGATTTGCCGCTGACGATTCGGTGCTATCAAAGCACACCATTATGTGATACCACGCGGATGGGTCGCGATAATACGCGCTAGAAACAATATTAAAAACAGCAGAGCCAGAAGCATACGAAAAGGCTCTTAATACAATTCCGTCAAATTCGATTCCATCGTTGTTGTTAGAAATATCAGTTCCAGACCAAAACAAAAATCCTCGCTGATCTGGCGCACCTCTTTTAATCCAACCGCTCCATGTCCAAGTTTTACGATTGCTCGAACTACTAGGCGTTCTGGTGAAATAAGAGTTAGTATCAAAAACTACAGACCTTTCGATGTCATAACCAGTAGACTGACCAGATGCTCCTGCAAGTATGTTATTAAATATTGGCATTAAGAATAGTTCAGAGTAGCGACTGCATGGATGTTGGAAGCGTCAAGAATGACGTAATCAATCCTGTCAACAGCCGCCGCTGTGGTAGTTAGTGTTGGTGCAGTTCCTCCTGCAAAATCCCAATCACTTCCCCAACTAGCAGTCCTTGACCCAGTGCCGTCTTGAGTTATAAAGATGCTACCGCATTGACCTGCGGTGTCATTTGATGGATTAGCAAATGTTCTATTACCTCCAAGCGTTACAGAAAAGTTATTACTATCTGCCATATCAACAGTTATTGTTGCTCCATCTGACAAAGCCGTAATCTCTCCACGCTGTCCTGCTGTCCATGTATTAGCAGTACCAACTGCGGCTTTAGCGTCTATTTGAGTTTGAGCGTTAGAACTAAGAGAATTAATATACTGGAATTCAGTATTAGATACAGAGCCATCTGCTAATTTAGCGGCATCTATTCCAGTGGCTACCATAGAGTTTTCTACAGCAGTGCTGGCAATAGTTACTGCGCCAGTGTTAGCCATCGTCACATCACCGCTAAGAGCGGCGGCAGTAAATCCAGTACCATCACCTATAAGTATTTGCGTATCTGCTACAGCCTTGTCAGATGGATCACCTGATGAATTAGCATCTCTAACCTTAACTGTGTTAGCCGCCATGTGTGCAAGTTTAGCATTGGTAATTGACTCGTCTGCGGCAGAAACATCTTTCCAATCTACACCATTTGTTGCTGTACTATCTGCTGTTAATACTTTATCATTAACACCTACAGGAAGTCTTGTTTCAGAGTCTACTGTATTGTAAACAAGCAAGTCACCTTTGGTTGTTAGTTTGTCAGTACCAACAATAGACACCATTTGCCACTCACTTGATCCTGCTGAGTATTTCATGTACTGATCGTTAGTAGGCGAGGTAGAACTTACTGCTTCACCTTGTATTTTAGTAACCGTTACGGCTCCGGCATTAGTCATTGTAGCGTCACCTGATATAGACGCCGCTGTAAAGCCTGTACCATCACCAATTAAAACTTGAGTATCTCCTACGGCTTTATCAGAAGGTACACCGCTTGAGTTAGCATCTCTAACTTTTACAGTATTAGCCGCCATATCAGCCATTTCAGCGTTAGCAACACCTGCATCCTTGATAGTTACAGCGCCAGAAGAAACAGAAAAGTTATCAGTAGAAAACGAGGCTATGCCTTTATTAGCTGAAGTAGCATCTTCGCCTTTAACTGTAAGAGTGGTTCCTGTGGCAGATGTATCAATGCCTTCACCACCTGTAATGGTTAGGCTTTCTGAATCAAGATCAATGTCAATATTGCCGCTATCAGATACAACATCCAAATCTTGTGCTGTAACTTGTGAATCAACATACGCTTTGATTGACTGTTGTGTAGCAAGTTTAACAGCCGAATCGGAGGCCATGTCATCTTCATCTTTAATTCCTGTTACTGTTGCGCCATCACCGGCTACATTAACACTACTAAACTTACCTGTAGACGCAGTAGTAGCACCAATAGGAGTTCCGTCAATAGACCCTGCATCAATGTCTACACTGTTACTTACTTCAGGGTTAACAGCCAAGGTAATCCAAGCGTCATTAGCCTGATTCCTAATCTTAAGCAGGTTGTTTGATGTGTCTAACCAAACTAATCCTGAAGACTGAGCGGCGTTACCTGTTATACTAGGAGCCGTAGCCTTTGCAATAATAACTTGAACAGCCTGATCTGGGCCTGTATTATTAGAACCCGCAGGAAATGTCTTCTTTAATACATCTTTAATTAAACGTAAATGATCGTCGCCTTCACTTACGTTGTCACTCGATAGCGGGTAAGAACTATTGAGGTTTGTTATAAAATTTCCAGATTCTATGCCCATAATTTATATCCTAATAATATCCAGAGGTGTTCATTACTCTTAATTCAGAGCCAGAATACCTATCTTTGTCATCTTGACTTTGCAGGTCAGAAAGAGCCTGTCTAAGTCCTCGTTCCCATACCGGGATACGTTGATCGTTTTGAAGAAAAGGTTCTGCCTGTAATAAGGCTCCGTATAAATAAACATCTGGAGCGTTTAAAATAACCCAGTTAGTTGTGTTTGAATCGCTGAGTCCTTCAAATGTTTTGTAGTAAGTCATAGTGTAGTTATAAACGCTATCTGGCGTAGGGCCAAAAAAGATTTTATCACCTATAATACTATAACTATCAGGCTTGCCAGAAGAACTACCTGCCCATACTCTATAAAGCATCTCAGGAGTTATATACTGCAAAGATGTTACAGGGCTTGTGTCTAGATGTATTTCTCTCATCTGCACATAGCCAGTAGGCAAGTCGTATGACTTGGTTCCTCCAACAGTAGCCTCTGTTACTATAGTTTCCATAGGTCTAATCCTAAGAACCCTATTAAACAACGCTTCATTAAGAGCAATAAAATCAGGCAACTGGTCAGACAGATCATCTCTATCTAACCAGTTTGCAATAGCGGATTTTAATGTAGTGAATGAATTAATAGCCATTAACTGTTTTTACTTTTAAACCAGACTTTACTGTTAATAATTGGTTTCTGATTGTTACCGCTAAATGTAGGTTGATATAGCCACATAATTAAACCCTCGTTGGTGTAGTCCTGAAGTATTT